GAATGCCGTCTTCAGACTGCTTGATAAACCAGGCGGCATCCGCCTTTTGTGGAATCCCGCCAAAGGCTCCCTGCTGATTAAACCCACTACTATCGACGATCTGGACGGATTCCCGGTAATCGGGACAACGTATGTGAAAAACGGCTCTTTATTCATCGGCAGCAGGACGCTGATACATAAATCTGGTCTGTCCTTGACTGGGATAAGACACTCCGCTTCCGGATTGTTGCCAAATACAACGAACCGTCCAATGTGGCGATATTTGAGATGAAAGATGCCATTGCCTCCGAAATACCAAGAAACATTCGCGGCGGCAGACTAAAAAAGCCTGATAAAAAAACGTAAATATAAACCCATAAGAAATTATTCTACTTGGGATTCGAAGAGTTTTGATATTGCAGTCGAAACAGGAATGATGAAATTAACATTCAGGCAATAATGTAATTACCCTTGTAAACACACTGTTCCGACTGGTTTCTGACAATAAAGGGCACTCGCTCCCCGGCGGTGTGCCTTTGTTTATTTAACCCTCGCGGATAAATTCACTGTTAATCAATAAGGGTTCTTTGCCAAATATAGTTCTGTGCTTACAGATTCCACCTATGATATACCGTTCAAATTTGCCGGTCTGCATTTCCAAGAAAGCAGCAAGGGTAATCCTCACATTTCCAGTACAATCATTATTATATATGATAGTTTGCCCATCATTTGATACTCCATGGGTATTCGGATAACCGGTGATTGCACATATTTCAAAATTAGGTTCCATCTTTGATTTTTATTTCAAATATAACTAAAATACCTGACTGCGATGAATAAAGACTGATATAAAAAACCAAAACTGCGCTTATGTTCTTTGCAGATGTTCGGGGTGTTGTATTAATAAATCCCGGCAAATAAACTATATTTGTAACGGCGGATAGTTATAGCCGCGAGAAAATACATATTGTTGCGAAATTACAGCAGGAAAAATTTGGCGATTTTAATTTAGTAGTACCGCAACGAACACATGATTTGCAGGAAGAACACTTTATGGGTGTGGCTTCTGCTTTGATTGTGTTCGGGGTTTGCCAAAGCCTTCTTGCTGGTCGGGTTTGAGGTCACGCCCTTTTTCTTTCCTCTGCCCGCATAAAGCAGAGGGTCTTATGAAAAATGTTCGAATCGATCTCAATGGCAAATGGCGGGTGCGCCAGCAATTCAATGTTGACGCAGCCGGCGAACGTAACATTAAATCCTTTGGTGAGCAGAAGTGTATTGTGGAATTCGCCAGCGACGGTAATCTTGCCGTGTTGTCTGCCGGCAGCGAGTCAACCGCTGCATACTCTTTTGATTCTATTTCAAAAACCATACGCATCCGGCAATCAGAGGATTCGCCGGCGAGTTTTATAGCCGGCAGCAACGACACCACTTACCGAATCATTCCGCTAAACGACAGGGAGATGTATTTTCAAAAACCGCACTCCGTTGAGGTTGACCTGCCTGATATCGAATTCGAAACGTTCCTGTTTGAACGTATCTGAATAGGGACATTGTCTCATAATATCGCCGGCTCCGCATCTTAAGTTTGCCCGAAAGAGCAGGCAAGATGCGGATTTTGGGTTTTGATATATCACGGGCCGAGCGACGGATGCTATCCGACGAGTTCGAGAATGCAGTCAATAAAGCTTTGACCGCTGACATGGTCGCCGACAAGACTAACCGTCCGGCGATCACACAGGAGAGTTCCCTCGCGCTGACCGCAGTCTGGGCCTGCGTGCGGATCCTCTCCGAAACTGTCGGCACGCTTCCCATCCATCTTTACCGGCACACCGATCATGGACGCGAGCGTCAGTCCGGTCACGCCGCCGGCCGCATCCTCCAGACACCTAACAGTTTTTCCACACGTTTCGATCTGATGCACTTTCTGATGATCTCCTGCACGCTGTGGGGCAACGGATACGCACGTATTTACCGGGATAAGCATTACCGACCGTTGAGGCTCAAATATTATCATCCGGCAAAGATCGAACCCGTGCTTACAGACAGCGAGGAGCTGTTCTACCGGCTGGACAACGGTGAGATCCTTCCTGCCTACGATATGATCCATCTGAAAGGACTGTCGACCAACGGCTACAAGGGCAAGAGCCCAATTGCCGTCCACCGCGACAATCTTGCGCTTTCGGTATCGGCGCAACAGTACGGCGAGATGTTCTTCAACCAGGGCGGTAATATGTCCGGTGTGTTCAAATACCCTTCGACACTCAAGCCGGAGGCATACGAACGGCTCAAGAAAGACCTGCTGGCCCAATCGGTCGGACTGCACAAGGCACACCTCCCGCTGCTGTTAGAAGGCGGCATGACCTATGAGCGTGTGAGCATCCCACCGGAGGATGCGCAGTTCATCGCCACCCGTAAATTTCAAAAGACCGAAATCGCAACGATATATGGCGTCCCGCCGCATATGATCGCCGATCTGGAGCGCTCGACGAACAATAACATCGAACACCAGGCGATGGAGTTTGTACGCTATTGCCTGATGCCGTACCTCGTCAGGCTGGAAGAGGAGTTCAACCGCAAACTGCTCCGGCATGATGAGTTTGACGAGTATTATTACCTGTTCGCGTTGAACGGTCTGTTGAGGGGCGATGCCAAGACACGAAGTGAATTCTATAAGAATATGAATTTCGTGGGCGCAATGACCGCCAATGAAATCCGGAACCTCGAAGATATGAACTCATACGAGGGCGGCGACGAGTATTTCGTGCAAATGAATATGCAAACTGTAAAACAAGCTATAAATGGAGGCAAGAAAAATCAATAGCGGGGAAGTTGAGCTGCGATGCCAGCTTTCCGACGTCCGAATTGAACAGCGCGAAGGCGAATCCGGCGGTCGCGCCGTCACGGGTTATGCGGCAAAATATGGTACATGGTCGGAGCCGATCTGCGGCTGGTTCACGGAACAGATCCGCGCCGGCGCATTCGACGAGTGCGATATGGTCGATGCGATTATGTGCTTCAACCACAATGTGGACGATATTTTGGCCCGGACAGCCAGCGGCACGCTAAAGCTTTTGATGGATGAAGTGGGGCTAAGGTTTGAGTTCGAGGCCCCGAACACCACTACCGGCAACAATATGGTTGAGCTGCTCCGGCGTGGGGATATCAGTCAATGCTCATTCCGGTTTATCGTCGGTCAGGACGAGTGGGTTTATGCCGACGAGAGCAACGGTCTGAAATACGACCAGCGCACGATTATCAAAGTGTCGAAACTGTACGACGTAGCTCTTGTGGTCTATCCGGCCTATAAAGACACCGAAGCCTCCGTCCGGTATCTGGAAGAGCGTAAGGCCGAGCATTTCCGGTCGCTACAGCCGGATGATCAGACCGAGCCGAAAGAAGAAACCGGCGATCCTCCCACCGCACCCGAACAGGAGGAAGATCTCGACAGGGGAGCGGCTGTAAGAAGTCAGTCGCGGGATCGACATGTGGATGTCTTGAAGTTGGCTAACAGATAGCCTCGCCAGACGCACACGGATTCGTTCGTGTCGCCTTCATGACCTGAAGTGGGACAATGTCTCATAAAAGGCTCCCGGCTGCGGATTAAGTTTGCTCAAAACATTTTAATCCGATTAAAATATCATGGGCAAACTCAAAGAATTACGCGAGAAGCGTGCTTCGGTCTTTACGGAGATCGACGAGCTTCGCAAAACCACCGACGGTCGTGAGATGATCGCCGAAGAGCAACAGCGATGGGACACCCTGCTTGTCGACTATGACAAAGCCGACAGCAGGGTAGTACAGGAAGAGCGGTTCGAAGAAATGGAGCGCCGGCAGGCGGAGCTGGCTTTCGAGCGTCAGCAGAAAGAGGAAGGCACGGACGACGGCACGGAGTACCGCAGCGCATTTGTGGAGTACCTCGCAAAAGGCGAAAACGGCGTGTCTGCCGAAAACCGCAGGCTCTTCGAAAGCCGCGCCGGACTCTCCGGACTCGCCGGCGGCGTACTCGTTCCTGCGACACTGGCCAGCTCCATCGAAAAAGCGTTAAAGACCTTCGGCGGCATGCTGGAGGCCGGATCCGTTTTCTCGACCGCAACCGGCGGCGACCTGATCATGCCGACCGTTAACGACACGACCAGCAAGGCGACCGTCGTGGCCGAGTACCAGAAGTCGACACAAAAGGCTCCGTCATTCGGTTCGGAAACGATGAAGGCATACACCTATCGCATGCCCATAGTGCCGGTATCGCTGGAACTTCTTCAGGACAGCAGCTACGACCTCGAATCACTGCTTTCGGAACTTCTCGCGGAGAGCTTCGGGCGCGGCATGAACGAAGACCTGACCATCGGCAGCGGAACCGGCAAGCCGAAAGGCATCATCAACTGGGCGACCGCCAGCGACCCATCACTGGCGGCAGCGGCCATCAAACTCGACGACATCATTGACCTGATCAAGTCCGTGGACTCGGCCTACGCCAGGCCGGGCCGCTTCATGTTCAACCGCAACACCCTCTGGTCGCTCGTGAAGATCAAGGACACGACGGGCCGCTACATCTGGCAGGAGGGCGCGAAGGACGGCACGCCGCCGACTCTGTTTGCCAAACCGTATACGCTTAACGACGACATGCCGGATATCGGTGCGGGCAACGCCTCGGTGCTGTTCGGCGACTTCTCGAAGTTCAAAATCCGCATGGTCAAGGACTTCCGCATCATTCGTCTGAATGAACTGCTGGCTGAATACCTCTCCATCGGCATCTTCGGCTTCGCCCGTCTGGACGGCCTGTTGCTGAACGCCGGCACGCATCCGATCAAGAAGATGGTACACGCCGGCTCGTAACGGATATGCGATATACCAGGATCATAAAAAGGAAACTTCCGCTTTCGCTGAAACTTGCACGCCAGCACCTGCGGGTGGGCGACGACCGGAGCAGCGATGCTCTGATCGAAGCCAAACTCGAAATGGCAGTCGGTGTTGCAGAGGATTTCACAGGTCGGATAATTCGTGAGCGCTACGTCGAGTTTGATGTGCTTCTGGACGTGGGCGACGAAACGGTCAGCCTGCCGAGCCATACATCAGGCATCGCGGAAGTTTCCTGTTCTGGTAAAGTAATCCCGAAAGATGAATATGTGTTTATGGCCGGGGACTACTCCGTACTGCTGATGTTTCTTCAGCCCGGCAAATACTCCGGGCAAACCATCCGCATAAAATCTTATGAGGGCTATTCTCGGGAGACAATCCCCGCGCCGATTAAGGCCGCCATTCTGCTGATCCTCGGCACGCTGTACGACAACGAGTCCGACCAGATCGTCGGACGGTCGGTGTCGGAGCTGTCGCTGACCGCTGAAAAACTCCTCGCTCCGTGGCGCATAACACCTTACGGCAATGTTTGACACCCGCGTCGAGATATGCGCCCACTCGCAGGAGAGGGACGATTACAACGAGCGCGTCGATGAGCTTGTGCCGGTTGCAGTCTGCTTCGCGCAACGCACCGAAGCCGGCGGGCGGGAAAACCTCTTCGCCAGCCGCATCCTCCATGAGAACGAAATCGCCTACACCATCCGCTGGCGACCGGGTATCCGGCCTTCGCAGTTTGTGAGGGACGGCGACCGGACGATGGACATTATCTCCGTCCATGAAGAGGGCCGCCGGAAGTACCTGCATATAAAAGTGAAACGACACGATGCTGAAGATAAAGGTTGAGGGGTATAAGCAGGCCAAGGATATCCTCGACGGCCTGCCGAACAATATGCAGAAGAGCATCCTGATCGCGGCCCTGTGGCAGTCGGTCAAACCGATGCTGACCTCGGCCCGGAACAAAGTGCCGGTCAGAAGCGGCAAACTGAAAAAACAGCTCCGCATCGTCCGGCACAAAGACCGTAACGCCTCCAAGACCGAAGTGGCGGTGGCCGTAAAGCCGGTGTTCGACAAATCGAAGAAGTCCGGCAAGGTTAATCAATACTACGGCAAGTTTATCCATGAGGGAACTGCCGAAAGACGGGTGTCGCGCAAGGACAAGATGTTAGTGTTCGAGAATGAGCAGGGCGAGAAGGTCTTTCTGAAGAGTGTCAAGGGAATCAGGGCCACGCCATTTCTGGAGATGGCTTACAGCGAAACCGGCGAAAGAACGATTACAATCTTCGGCGACAAGCTGGCGGCGGCGGTCGAGAGGTATGTGCAGCGCAATTTCAAACCTGTTAAATGATGAACAAGGATTTCAAAAAGGATTTTATCGCCCGACTGGAGAAAACCGTGCCGGAACTGAAAGGCAAGGTGCAGGCCGGTGCGGTGGATGCCGAAACGCCCGTTCCGTATGCCGCCTTTACTACGCCGGAAGAAACCCCGCTACGGACAATACACGGCATTGCCGGTGTGCAGACACTGTTCGATCTTGGCGTGTTCCACAACAAGATGGCGACTGCCGAAACGCTGAAACAAAAGACGATCAATGCTCTCGACGGAGCCATTCTTGCCGACAAGCGGTGCGTCTACAAATCGTCCGAATACGGCTTTTACGCCGACTTCAATATTCACGGATATACGATAACCTTTAAAATAGTTTAGCAATGGCTGACAAAAAAGTGATCCAGGGCGAGGACATCATCGTCCTTGTCGACAACAAAACCACACTCCACGCGACCACGCACAACCTGAAGGTTGATCTGGAGTTGAAAGAACTCCGCACGAAGGACACCAACGGCAAGGAGCAGTCGCCGGGCGACATATCGTGGTCGGTGGACGGCGACGGCCTCGTCGTTGTGGATCCCAACATTACCAACACCCATACTTCGGAAGACGTGCTGGGCATCGTGCTGAATAAGAAGCTGGTGGATGTCATCATCAAATCGCCCTTGTCGGGACTTACCAAGATATATAAGGGGAAGGCATACATTACCTCATTCTCTCTCGGTGCGCCCGCCGGCGACAATGCGACTTACAACTATTCAATGACCGGGAGCGGCAACCTGTCGCCCGAAGAACCCGCAACTCCCTAAGCAATGAAAGAGATAACCATCAAAGGACAAACCGTCCCGATCCACTTCGGAATGAAGGCCGTGGACGAGTTCACGAAGCGTTCCGGCAGCGACTTCGCCGACACCGTGACCTCGACCGAGGCGGTCGGCTCTCTGGAATCCATCGTGTCGCTGACCGCTACGGGACTCAATGAGGGCGCACGCAAAAGCGGCAGCGGCCGTCGGTACACAGAGGACGATGTGTGGGACATCTTCGACGAGGAGCCGAACCTTATCCTCACGGTATCGGAAATCTTCGTGGAGAGCATCACGCCGCTGACCGACAAGTTAGGCGATATCTCAAAAAACGTGTCGGCGGCGGTGAGGAAGAAGTAACCGGCTCCGACCGCCGCGTCACATATGAGCGTTGGTTCGCGGTCGCTGTCGGGCAGATGGGCATGCGCCCGGACGATTTCAACCATCTCACGCCCGCAGAGTTTGTTTACGCATGGCTCGGCTGGATGGAGCTTCAGGAGAGCATAATGCAGGAGGCTTGGGAGCGCGAACGCTGGTCGGTGTGGATACTGACCTCCATACAGTTGGATCGCAAAGACCGCCGGGCCATGACGCAAATGTTCCCGCTTCCGTGGGAGACGATACCGGCACAGGCGGAGCAACTGACAATGGAAGAGCGACAGGAGCGTGTAAACCGGATTCTAAACTTTAAAAATGATGAGACTTAACATTGCCATTCTGTTGCTGGCCGTGCTTCTGCTTACCGCGTGCAATCCCCTGCGGAAAATACAACGTAATCAGAAGGCGGACAGCACCATCGTTGACCGGAGCGAAATCCGCAAGGTCGTCACGGACATTCTGCACGAATCCGGCACGCTCACACAAACCGTCGTCGAATTCTATCCTCCAAATGCGGGGTCTGAACCCAGGATCTTAACAGGATCCGAACCTATGTCCCCAACACCCGTCGGCCCGGATGTTAAGGGTTTCATAATTCCAACACAAGCTCCGGCTCCAGCCGTCAAGCGAGTCGTCCGTACGGAGATAACCGCCGAGTCGGAAAAGACAACGACGACGGACAGTCTGGCTCATAACGACATCCGGACGCAGGCGCACAGCGAGCTTTCGGAAAAGGTGGTTGAGAAACCTCCCGCAGGCGTGATGACTGTCAAGTGGATTGCAGTGGGGCTGGTGGCCCTGCTGCTGATTATTGTGATACTGAAATTTTCGAAGATAAAGCTATGGTAAAACCGAGACTGAAAACACCAATATCTTACTATGGCGGCAAGCAGACTATGCTCAAGCACATCATTCCGCTGATCCCTCCGCACACGGTTTATACCGAGGCTTTCTGCGGCGGATGCGCCGTGCTGTTCGGTAAGGAACCGTCCGACTGCGAGATTATAAACGACAAGAACAAAGAGTTGGTCAACTTCTACCGGGTGGCGCAGACCGATTACGAAGGACTGAAGCGGGAGGTAGAAGCCAGCCTCCACTCGCGTGACCAGCACACCCACGCGAAGCATATCATGACCCACCCGCAGTTCTTCACGCCGGTGCAGCGGGCATGGGCGGTGTGGATTGGCTCGAAATTAGGTTTTGCCTCGATGCTCGATGGGACATTCGGTTACGACCGCAGCGGGACGACCACTCTCAAGCTGTTTAATGCGCGGGATCAGTTTACTGAGGTTATCTGCCAGCGTTTGCGGAAAGTTATCATCGAAAGCGAGGACGGCAAGAACGTGATCCAGCGCTATGACTGCCCGGAGGCATTTCATTTTGTCGATCCACCTTACGTTGGCAGTGACTGCGGACACTATTCGGATACGTTCAATGAACTGGACTTCGATCAATTGTTGGCAATCCTTGCCGGGATAGAGGGGAAGTTTATGCTGACTATGTTCCCGCACGACAAGATCCGCGAGTACGCCTCCCGCTGCGGCTGGAAAATCCACAAGATAGAACGGCAGATAACGGCATCCAAAGACTCCCGCCGCCGGCAGGAAGAATGGATGGTTACGAATTATTAGGCCATGCAACTCGACGTAATTCATAATACCGATGCGCTCTCCGGCTTCCGTATGCTGTCGGACGAATCGGTGGATTGTGTCGTTACGTCGCCACCGTATTGGCAAATGCGCGATTACGGCATCGCGCCGACACTGTGGGTGGCGATTCGGGTTGCACCCATATCCTCGACCGATATGGCTTCTGCGAAAACTGCGGTGGCTGGATAGGGCAGTTGGGGCTCGAACCCACGCGGGACGACTTCATCGAACATCTTTGCCTGATATTCGACGAGTGCTGTCGGGTGCTGAAGGCTTCCGGGACAATGTTTGTCAATCTCGGCGATTCTTATAGCAAACCGCACAAATACAACACTTATCAGGATCCTAAATACTATCAGAAAACCAAAAACACCAAATGTCTGATGGAAATGAAGGTGCGGAAAGAGGATCATAAAATCCGAGCTAAATCCCTTTGCAATATCCCCAACAAGTTTGCAGACGAAATGATACTGCGTGGCTGGATTCTCCGCAACGAGATCATCTGGTATAAACCAGCGTGTATGCCACAGAGCATGCGAGACCGTTTCACTAATGACTTTGAAAAGATATTTTTCTTTACCAAGTCGCCGAAATACTACTTCGAACAGCAGTTTGAGGAATATGCCGAGTCTTCGTACAACCATACGCCATGACTGCAAATGGCAAGGGCGAGATGCTTCGCAAATTAAGCGGCAAACCGGAGGGCATGAAAGAAATTGATCCGCGAGGCCGAAACATGCGTTGCGTCTGGCGAGTCCCTTTCGAACCCTCGCATGAATTCCATTTTGCTATGTATCCCTCGCGGCTGGTCGAAACTCCGATCCGCGCCGGATCTCCAGTCGGCGGGGCGTGTTGGATCCGTTTATGGGTAGTGGGACGACAGCGGTAGTTGCCCGAAGATTGGGCCGCCGCTACATCGGATTTGAACCGAACCCCGAATATATAACAATCGCCGAAAAACGTCTCCGCAATACCATCGTCAAGAAGCAACTTTTTGAGTAAAGTAAAGGCGCTTAATTGTCTGAATTTCTTTGAACTATCTTGCCGATTAACTTGCGTGTTCCGAACACTTGTGTTACCTTAGACTTATAGAAAATGGATTGATAACCAACTAATTAAAAGCGCAGAGCCATGACGCGAGAAGAAATTGGGAAACGGATTTATGAACTGCACGAGCAGGCGGCAAAAGCCGACTTCGGAGAATTCCTGATCAGCCACGTACAACTCGAAGCCCACCTTGCCAAGATGGATTACGCAACCCTCACCGCCGCCTTGCGGTTTTACGAGGCATTAAATGCCCCTGACGAACAATAGGTACTAATCACCCCCGCCTTCGGGCGGGGGATAACCATACAAAGCCATATGAAGATCAAGGAAACGAAAAAGGGAACTTACACCTTGACATGAGTGACCGCGGACCAATTGGAAGCTATGCTGATAGTTCTCCGTACCGCTAACGAATCCTGTTTTCAAGAGAAATTCTACGACGAATATCCGAGCGGTGAAAACTTTATGTGTGTGCTCAATGAAAAACAACGTCAGGGACTAAGTGATATCTGCAAGGTGTTGTAAGCCTTTAATCCTTTGGCATCTGATAGTAATAATCTCTGACGACCTTAGACCAATCTTTTAGTTTCATGGTATTATACTGTCCTGCATAATAGTCCATGCAGATTGTTATTGCCTCTAAAAGTCGGTCTGCTTTTAATGCAGGGGTTATCTTCTCAATTAATACAGGGTCTATGATTGATTGTATTCTATTACTTGTACTTTGCCGGCGCCCGGAATCAGGCGTATCAATTTCCTCATGATTTTCAAACAAAGGATCTATCTGTTGAAAAAACTCTACAATATCTCTCCTTTTGAACAGGATCAATTTATCTCCATTTGTCAAGAATGCCGGCAGGAACTCTTTTGCCCTCACTTTATTTTGAAAATACGTCCTCGAGTAAAGTGATACGCTACTTTTGGCATTCAATCTCTCTCGAACTATTTGAGGATTCCAGCATACCACAACATCGTTTGCTTTATCGTATCCTAAGAAAATGAGCGGTATCCCAGACTCAGCTATTTCTTCAAAATCCTCTCGGTATGGCAACTGAGCTCTCGTAACATCAGGGCGATCTTTGAAATAAGCCGAGGAGATGTTTTTAATATAGATATAATAGGACCTATCTCCCATCTTGATGAGAAATGGCATGACACCAGAAACGAAAGTAAACTCATCTGACTGCTCAAAAGCCTCCAGAAACAAGTCTTTCAGTTGGACCGGATGTATTTTCTCCATCATAAGGCAATGGCACTTTTGAATAATTTACTCTGGTTAAGGGAAGGGCAATTGTCATCAATTGGTTCAATATCTGAAATGTCTGAATCAAATCGGACATTTTGAACTTCGGTGGGCACAGCATTTGGGCTAATAGTTGGGATCACTTTAAAGTCATAAAATTTTAAAGAGTCCTTAGCTACATTATAATCGAAATATATGTCCATTGCTTTCTCGAGATCGGAGCCCAAAGTTTGAGCAACCGTCTCATTTAACTTGTATAATGTTTCATTTTGAGTTAAGCGAATGGAAATAGAATCTACCAAATCAAAAACACTCCTGCCAATGCCTACCTCTGTAACGAACATTGACGCAATTAACAAGTTTGAACTTTGATTTGGATGTAGTTGCTCGAGAGAGAAGCTATGAATTCTTCGGCTTTTAGCTGTCCCTTTCACCTCTATTTTATCCGTGCCATCGTTGAAGTCAAACTTATCATTTGGAGAAACGTGCCATGAGATGACCATATACTCTGGAGCCGGCGATTGCTCTATCACTAATAATTCTGCCCATAAACCTTGTATGGTCTGGCGAGGAGGTTTAGAAAAACTACTGAATAAATGAATGAGTTTATTCAATTCCGTCTTTACTAAGCCAACAGAAGGGCATTGCGGCAATTCTCTAATTACCAGATAAACTATGTCGATAAAGTATTTCTGTAGATCGGGATTATGAGTTCTTAATGATACGATGGTAAAGTCGCCAGAGGAGGTTACTCCATCATTATTCAATTGGCATTTACGATTGAATAATACAGATATCAACTCGAGATTAATGTCTAAAGGCTTTCCGGCTCCAAAGCAATGAATAAAGAACATAGGTTCTCCACTGCGAGAAACCCCAATCTTATGATCAAGTACTTCTGGCAATGAGGCGACATAGAAGGCATCACTCTCCAAATCAGAGCATGCCTTCACATGGAGATCGTTAAAAATATCATATACCGGCGTCGTCATCATAATCATCCGATTCATAGTTATCCACACCAACAAATGCATGAGCAAAATCTTCGGGGTAATAAACTCCCAGAGTATAACAGATTTTGTTTCCCCATTTTATCGATTCATGATCCAATCGAATCTTATGTATCTGGAAGCAAATTCCATCTTCAAACTTAATGGCCTTATCTCCTGGATAAAGATGTTTGCCTTTAGGATCTGGACCAGAGAAAATATTACCAATCTTCATGCTCTCCGTATTGAGTCCGCGTGAGCGTCCCTCCGGTCTTTGATATGCCATTTGGATGACATAGGCATGCGTAATCCCTTTCTCTTTGTATAGATATTTGAGGTATTGCATAGTTGCCGACTTTCTCAAAGCATCCGGCATATTGGACAACTTGAAGTTCCGAAGGAAATCTATAGTCTTTTGAATGTCCAATTTAACGTATCGATGATTTCGGTCAGCAGTGCCATATTCTTGAAAATTAGTGAAAGATTGGCTCTCAATAAAGGCTTCTACGAATGCCGTGTTCTCTGCAATATTTTGTAGAGCATTGAACTGTCTCCAGCCACTCAGTTTATGTTTCACTACTTGGGTCGTAAGAATATTGCTTCTCGTGGCATTCATCGATGGATCAAGTATTAATATCTGCTCGACTTTTTCGAGAGATTCCTGCTCCTTGAGCCACGTTCGCATAATTTCTTCGTGATCCACATAATCTACATATTCCAAAACAGAACTATGTGGTAAATATACCCGACAGAAGTCAAGATAGTTTCTTTTATATCCAAAGAACCGGCAACGCTGCTGGATGGTGTCCGCAGTTGATTTTCCGATACTATATCTCGGCATATAAGTTACCGATAGGTTTTCTACTGTAAACCCACGGTTTAACATATCAGCTCCCACAAGTATATGGGAAGAAGCATTACTCCAAGCAATTTCCTTACTCCCTTGAATTACCAATTCCACATTCGTATCCCTGATAACATCATGAAGTTTGTCGATAACATGCTCGAATGTCGGAGGGTTGTCAAGTCGGCGAATAACTTCATCATAGCTCTTTTGGAAATCTTTTATGAGTTCTGTTCTGGTGGGGTCACCTTCTTCTTGTTCAAGCCTTTCTCCCCATGAAGCAATAATACCATTTATCCATCGCCGAAACTTCTGGCTCGCATCAATCTCTCTATCGGCGTGAACCATCATTGATAGAAAATTTTCTTTCTCCTGGATAAATACAGCAATTGCCGTTCCGATAAAGAAAGTTCTTAATGCATCGATTAGGCTTTCAGGACAAGCATTCAGTGGATTGCGCTTTTGATGGTGTACCTGTTCATCAGGAATAGATATAATAAGATCAGGGTTTTCCTTGAAAAATGTCTTGCCGCCGGTATAGCTCTCCCCTGGTGTTAATACCGTATGGTGTTTAGGGGAAAGCAGATCCATTAGATTGATGAGTAAGGGACCTTGAGGAGTAGCCGTGTATTGAATGTAGGAATGGTTTGGTAGCGCACTTTTTAAACGCAGAATGCTGGCGTATGTGGAGCTAAACAAATCATCTTCCCAATCCGGGGCTTTGCTATTCTTCCTCGCATACGTATTCAAACTGGCTTGATCTGCCTCATCATCTATTATAAGAACACCTTGATCCTTCACGGCATTCGCCAAAGCATTGGTCGAGAATATCTTCGCAAGGTCGTCAATATGTTTGGCATGTTTGAGAACTGTAATCAAAATTGCAGGCTTATGACTCAATTGAAGAGCATTGGATATTCTGGTGGCAACATTGGATTCTAAGGTTGGGTTTTCGAAAACTCTAAAAAATCGCGCATTATCGCTTTCAATTAGGAGATCTTTCTTTAGGCGATTAGTCGTTTGAGTAAGAAGGTTATTTTTTATCCCTGCAAAATAAATTACGATTCTAAAACCATTATCAATGGCCAATGTTGAAAGAGTGGTGAAGGAAAGCGTTTTGCCGCTCTGCACATAGCCAACTACAAGATTTGTAACACTACCTACTGTATCGATTGGATTAACACAGTGGGACAGAATCTCACAGGTCTCTTTCAGGAGGGTTTCCTTTCCTTCCTCAGAAAGTTTACGTTGACGCGATATCAAGTCCTGCGTCCTCGCACCCTCGGCAATAGGGAAAGGTGTCTCTATTTTATCTATCACAGTAATGGTCTCGCTCATATTTATAAATTTTGCAGATACTGATTGAAAATTAACCTTACATTTCCTGCTCCTTTTACTCCTCTTGATTCGGCTAACAACTCGGCAATTACTAAAGATTTGATTATTGCCATAACAGGTTGAAAGTCTCCATCCTTCTTAAATTTATCAAACCTAATGAAGAAAGGATGAGCAAGGTTTATTTTGTATATAACCGTTTTACTTTTGAAAATACCGTCTGGTGTTACGATCATAGAATATAGCGCCGATACACCCGGTTCATTGATTAAATCCAACTTAAGAGTATATTGTTCCCCATCAAGTTCAAAGATCTCCTCATGTGAGCCGAGAGTTTCTATATCCGAATTTGTCTCTTGTGCAGGAAATTCTATCCCCGGAGAAGGCATATTCCTTACCGATTCTTGTATCTTTTTAGTAAGTTCTCGGGGTTGAGTCTCTTTTTTTAGTGTCTTAACAATGCCTTTGGCAATCGCCTTATTGTCCTCACGCACCTTTTGTCGATAATACTCAGCTTGATTATACAGGTCAAAGTCTTTTGCGGATATTTCGTCTTTTAAGGCTTCAATAAATTCCTCCAAGTCGGCGTCATCCTGAAAACTACTTTTATTGAAACTGACATCGAAACCGTCAAGTTCCAACTCTCCGAATATACGCTTATATCGAGGAGAACCTGTTTGGCCGCAAATTGATTTCGGTCTGTATTTTTCATCATGACTCCCCAATATCACACGCCCTCTTCTAAATAATGACAATCCATTATCAACGCCGGTGCTCATGGTTTTCAAAATCGCGATGAAACCTTTGGCTTTATAAGGGCCAGCATGAAAATCAATCTCTTTTTTCCATTCAAGATCTTCCCCATCGGGTGTTTTAAAGAAAGGGGCAATTAATATCTCCGGGGTTTCGTAAGAGAGCGTTTCATTATTGACGACTATTTCCAATTCGCCGGTTCGAATGAATTTGCGATATATACTCGCCAGATGCTTGCGTATTTTATCCATCTGCATAACCGTAGGTGCGTTCTTGGATAAATTACGAAGCGTTATTTTTGTATAGTGTTTCTCTGGCGATTTTTCAACACTACGAACATTCAATTCTTCCCGCTCCTCACGAATAACTTTGTGTAAATCAAACTCTACAGACCGTTCGATGTTTTCATCAAGAGCTTTTGTCTGGACGGTCCAATGATCGGCCAGCCATATCGCTGCCGTTTTCATTCCCATCCCATATTCATTTAATCCTGTATTGTTGATTGGAATATTAGCAGGTTCAAAGGCTCTTTCAAAGTTTTTGGTATCAATGCCGGCCGCATTATCAGCAATGAGCATTTCCTTTTTCTCCCAATCCACATGGATAATTACCCTGAATTGGTAATCGCTTTGAGAGGCTAACAAGCGACCTCTATTATCCAAATAACTTTGTACGGCATTGTCCACAAACTCACTAATCGCAAACCAAACTTTATTGTTCAGGTTGCGGAATTGATTATAAACGCCGGGTTTAAGTTCTATTGATACTTTGCTGATATCACTCATGATTTCTTATGAGATTGGTTGCCACTCGCCTGACCACTTCAACATTTACGGCATTACCTAATGCTTTAAATGCCTTGGCTATGGTCTCAGGTAATGTTATATCTTCCATGCATTGAAGTTTTGCAGCCTCTTTTCGTGTCATATATCGCCCTTTTGTACCGTCTGGTAATTCGATCCAAGGAAAAATAGGAATCTGCGTAGTCGTTAATACAAGGGCAGGTGAATATGTCGGCTTCTTAACCCTAATCCCTGAAGGGCGGAACTGAACGATCTTATTCTCAATCAAAGGATTCTCTTCTACTCCACAGTTCCATTCGAATTTTTGATGGCTGTTTTCAAAATCTCGGATCTTTTTCAACCATTCATCAAGCCATACCTTGTGCTTTTGATAAAACTCTCTATTCTGGCGTATAAACTGCTTTTTCCAGTCGGGAAATTCGTCGCTATTATCGGCCTGGGAATAAATTGGCAAACACAATAAACAATCATCAAGAGAATGGCCTTCAATAGGTTCACCAAACTTTCCTTTGAATTTCTTCAACTCCTTTGCATTTTGTTTAAATGGAGCCTTCCCTTCATATGGATAGGTTGCCCCGAACTCCATAGCCCAAATCGGGAAGGTGGGTAATTCATCAGATTTGAGGTTATTCAAAAATTCCTGCCACACATTAAGGTGGTTCCTCGTAGCATCCTTCAACGTTAGATAATCATCATCTTCTTGTATGATGATATCATTTATGTTCGTTTCGTGTTCCTCTTTCTCTGGGAAAGAAAAATCAGCCAATCCTCCCGCAGTCCATAAGCGCCCAACTATATATATCCTTGTCCTATGTTGAGGAATACCAAACTGATGCGGTGACAAGATCGTTTCTTTTACATCATACAGTGTTGACAATTCAGTATATATGGTCTGCCAAGTATTTCCATTGTCATGGCTTCTTAAGTTCGGAACATTCTCCAGAAGAATATATTCTGGGGTATGTTCCCGCAGTATATCCATGATTTTATAGAAAAGGTTACCATTACGAGGGTCTTCCAGCCCTAACTGAGCCCCAGCCTGAGAGAATGGTTGGCAGGGAAATCCAGCGCATAGAATATCGTGATGTGGAATACCATTGGTGATATCGACTTCATTGATGTCTCCATCGCAGTCTATTTCGTAATTCTCCCTGTATAATTCTCGTAGCTCTTCATTCAATTCGCTGGCATAAACGCACTCATGCCCCAAAGAGGTTAGTGCGACATGGAAACCACCAAGTCCAGCAAATAGGTCTATAAATCTCATACTATGTGATTTGTACAGATTTTTTAATGTATGTAATTTACAAAGTTATTCAAATAAAGTTTATGAACGCTCTAAAATCTGTATAAATTTTAACATTTTGATCTACCTGAAGGCTAACATCAGAAAAGAGTCGCAAATAATACCTTCTCATCTAATTTTTCATATTTTTACACGAAAATTCCCTTCCAATGGCCGCATTTTATTTTGATAGCTTCAAAAACCACGATAGTACTCCAATAAATGACATTATTGGATCAATAACTCAAGAGTATAGTAAGCATCATCTTGATTTAAAGCAGCAACAGATAGAAGCATGGAAAGATTCGATTGAGTTGATGAAACTCACATATAAATATCTCGAGCGTTTTATTCCGGATGTAAGCAACTGGAGTATTTTATATGAATATAAAATTCCGAGAAGAGCCAAGAGGATAGATATTGTGCTTCTATCCGGTAACTTAATTTTTGTTGTTGAGGTAAAGAATCATCAAACTATATTTAATGCGCATGATATAGCACAGTTAGAGGATTACTGCCTCGATTTACGTGATTTTCACAAGGAGAGTAAAGACCGGCTTATTGTTCCTATACTTTTATGTACGGATGCAGAAAACAGATCAAATTCTTTGGAGCGATCTGAGGATTATGTTCAGCGCACTTTATTTGCAAACAAAGAAACGATCGGATATTTAATACGTGAAATACAGAATCTATTGGCCGGTCATGGCCAGCCAATTCAGGGAAAATCATGGAATGAAAGTCCTTACTCCCCAACGCCAACAATAATAGAGGCTGCCCAAGCCCTTTATTCAGGACAAAACGTAAAGGAGATCTCTCGCAATCATGCAGGAATTGATAATTTAACTAAAACGACGGACGCAGTTATCAATGCGATTAAGAAGGCCCAAAAAACTAAATCCAAAATAATTTGTTTTATTACCGGGGTTCCTGGGGCAGGTAAAACCCTTGCCGGACTCAACATCGTTCATAATAGAGAATTTATGACCGATCAGAAAGAAATCGGCGTGTTTGTATCTGGAAATAGCCCTCTGGTAAAAGTGCTGTCAGAGGCTTTGGCTCGAGACTATGTTAAAAGAGAAGGCGAAAGCAAACCCGAAGCTAAACGCAGGGTAAAAACATTTATTCATAATGTTCACGAGTTCATTGATGAATATTATGATGATAAAACAAAATTACCCGTCGACCGAGTTCTGATATATGATGAAGCGCAACGAGCCTGGACCAAAGAACAAAAAAATCGCAAGTCAAAAGGCCTGATTAAAGAGTCTGAACCTGAGATTCTATTATCTATAATGGATCGGTTTGATGATTGGTCTGTCATCATTGGTTTGATTGGAGGGGGCCAAGAGATCAATTCGGGAGAAGCCGGGCTAAGGGAATGGGGCAAGTCTATCGAAGAAAAGTTCCCTAATTGGACGGTTTATATCTCTCCTGAATTAATGCAGGGGGACCATAGTACAGGAAATCTAACTTTATTCGACACCATACCTTCTGGAATAAAAGTGGTTGAGGATAAAGATTTGCATCTTAATGTTTGTATTAGATCCTACAAAGCCCAGGAGTTATCACGATGGGTTGGAATGGTATTGGACGGACATAGTGATGAGGCTAAACTTATTCTTGAGAATAATTTAAAGGAGTATTCCATATACATCACTCGTAATGTAGATACGGCAAAGAAATGGCTGAGAGAAAAGGCTAAAGGCACTCGTAGAATTGGCATTATGGCCAGTTCCGGAGCCCGCCGGTTAAAGGCTTATGGATATGATCCATATCATGGTTTGCGAGGAGACTCAAGCCAGGATGAGTTAGGGGCGTGGTACTTAAATCCAGCACAAGATGTTCGCTCTTCTAACTTTTTAGAAATCATAGCAACAGAATATGCAGTACAAGGACTTGAATTAGATTGGGCTGGAGTTTTTTGGGATGCGGACTTTAGGCGAGCCGATGGTAAATGGGAATATAAACAATTTAAAGGGACTGAGTGGCAAAATGTATCACACAAGCAATGGATGCAAATGCAATTCATTCTCAATAAATATAGAGTACTTTTAACGAGAGCTAGAGAAGGCATGATTATTTGGGTTCCGAATGGAGATTCATCTGACAGAACTCGTTTGCCTGATTTTTATGATATTACGTTTAAGTATCTGACATCTTGCGGAATAAATGAAATATAAATCTGGTATTATTAAAATCTGATCGTCCCGTAACGAATAGCCCGCAACATCTTATCGGCCGGCCGCCCCAGCACATCCGCTGGGGCGGCCTTCGTTTTCAATAGGGACAAAGTCTCCGGAAAGTGTTTCAGCTTCCCTATACCTTTACCCGAAAGGTCAGGGCATGGCATTCCAAACACGATATTTCGCGGAGTTGCAGAGCAAGTTCAAAGGCTCTCTCTGGCGGGTGGAGATCGCCGAAAGGGATTATTCCGGCCAGCCGGAAGAGATGGCCTTCGAGGGCGGCAAGCCCCTCCGGATAACGTGGGAACGCCGGGGTGACGAGTTTTTCGTGCCGATCAAGGCCAGTGAAGCCACGATAAATATTCTCTGCACCGAAAATTTCAAATACATCGGCCTGTTCACTTCCGACCCGCGCCGGTTCCGGGTGTCGGTGTTCCGCAATCATGCCCTGTACTGGCGCGGCTACGTGGTGGCCGACCTCTATTCCGAGAGCTTTGCCGCGCCTCCGTATCAGGTGTCAGTCAAGGCCGTCGACGGCTTTAACCTCCTTTCGAGCATTCCCTTTATCAATCTGGATGGCACGCAGATCGCGGGCCGCAAGAGTCTGTGGTCGTTGCTGAAGATGTGCATCGACCTTCTGGAGCTGGATTTAGACGTGGCCGACTGGATGGATCTGTATGCCGAGGGCATGAGCGAGACAATCTCCCCGATGCGGCAGGTATACGTTGATATGGAACGCTTTTATCGGGTTTACGACGAGCCGTCCTACCGTGACGTGCTGGAGCTATGTCTGCGCCCCTTTGCCGGGCAGATATTCCAGAGCAACGGATCGCTCCACATCCGCAGGGCCATATCCCTCTACCGGGAAACCCGCCCGTTGAGTTTTTACGAAATCGGCACGAAGTTTCCCGCTGGCTTCCTCGTCGACCACCGGGGCCGTGAACTGCTGACCTCGACCGGCGACAACATCGTTACCGAGGCAACCCGTGACCGCATCGAGAGTATGTGGGACGGCGGGTTCGACATCATGGGCGAGTCGACTATGGATATCGTCCCGCCGCTGCGCAAGGTGTCGGTCACGGTCAAGAACAAGGGGATGGACAACCTGATCCCGACCATCGGGTTCTATAAACTCTCGACATGGAAGTATCCGTATGAGTTTCTGAGCCTGAAAGACGCCTCGACCCTTCAGTTTATGGGCGACAGTTCGCACCAGAACCACGTCATCGAAACCTACGGCTACCAGGTCGAGAAATGCACCTACAAACTGACCCTCGAATACGCTATCCGGGCGCAGCACGCCAAATACGGTGCTTCGTACCGTTCTTCCGGCAACAGCGAGTACAAGGTCAAGTTCTATTATGGCCTGAAGGTGGTCGGCGCTTCCGAAACCTATTGGTTGCAGGACGACGGCCAGTGGGTGAGATCCGAAGGGTTTATGATGGAGGAGGCGAAAACTTCGACCGAAACCAGCAAGAAGATCGAAATACAGGGCATCCCCGTATCCGGGCGGCTGGTGTTCTATATGAAGCAGGCGCTCAAATATAATGTCAGCACCAGCCAGCGATACCGTTACGGTGAGTGGGAAGCCGTGAGCTTCAGCAATATGTCGCTTCTGATGGATACCGGCGACGATTACGAGAACTCGCTCAAATACGAGGTCATGGTTAACCACGCCAACAACGTGGACATGGCAATCCAACTGCCCATCGCCGACATCCCGAATATCCCCAACGACCAGCTGATCTATTCGCTCTATTTCACGAACTCCTCCGGGAAACCGACTCGGATGTGGCATACGCGCGGCGGGAACGACTACAACACCCTCATCAACCACCTCGTACAATGCGCCCTGCGGTATAAGCAATTGCCGAGCCGCCGGGTCAGCGGGGATATGTTCTCCGGGCGGCATATCGACATGAACTCCGTCGTCCAGGACTCGAAATACCTCCTTGCCGGCTTCTACGTGAACTCCATAGAACTGAAGGCTCTGGAAGATGACTACAACACTGAGCTTGTGGAGATGCCCGGTCTGATTCAGGTCGAAACCCCTCCGCAGGGTGACGACTGCATCCCCGGCGCACGGTTCGATTTTACCGTCAGGACGGCACTGCTGTGTGGCAATATCGTCGTGCTGCTCTCTACTGCCAACAGGATATACACCTACAATCCGGCTTCGCGCCACGTCCGGCAACTTCTGATTTACACGCACAATGTGAATATATATCCGGCAGACAACACCTTCTGCGTGGTCGACGGCAACGGCGTGAGCGTCGTGGATTACCGGGGAGTAGTGCTGAAACGCTACGACAAGGCTGGCTACAATCTTCCGGCAACCTATATGGGCGGCTACATCTATATTCTGATTCGGGGTACGACCACCGACCGGGATACCGGAGCGACCATCCTGCGGGATTATTATCTGAAACGCCCGGCTTATACCTATGTCAGCACTTCCTCTTCGTGCCGACGCGGCTATGGATATGACTACACTACCTTTTCGGGAGCCTCCGTTACCGGCCTGCTCAAGTCCTATTCGGCAATCGCCGTCAATACCAATGCCGGCGCGTGGCTGCACGATATGCGTGTTAACGGGGAGATGCTGGCGACTGCATATCCTGCCGGCACGGAGATCAAGACCATATCCGACTATTTCATGGCCGAGAACTCCAACGGCTATTTCCGGATCTACCGGCGCGACACCTTTTCCGAACGCACGCTGATCAAGAGCATACCGGGAGCGGCCACCTTCGCCGACCACACGTTAGGCGAGGTGGCATACTGCTCCGGCAGCACTCTTTACATTTGGTCGTACATCAACAACGCCATCCGGCAACTTCGCAACACCGCAGGAGCCTCGCGCCCGATGAGGGGACTGTTCTACATCAATGGCGAACTGCATATCGTCCGCGACAACGCAATCTATAAATGTATCCCATAATGAGAGTAATAGAAATCGCCAGTCTGATCCTGAATTTTCTGCTTGCCAGCGGACTCGTCGGGACTTTCGTCTTTTTCCGTCACAAGCGGCGCGAGGCCAAAGCCGCCGCCGACAGCGCAGATCTCGAAAACACGGACAAAATTATCCAGATGCAGACCGCGCATATTGGCCGGCTCGATATCCGCGTGGAGAAGTTAGAAGAGAAAGTGGACAAGCTGGAAATCATCATCGAGGACAAGGACGGCGAGATAGGCCGCCAGCGCCACACCATACGGCAGGCTTACAAATGCTCCGTGCCGCCCGATCAATGCCCTGTACTGATTGCGCGGGCCGAAACAGACAAACAGCTTAAAGATAAGAAAAATGAGTAGAGGACTCAGAAATTTCAATCCGGGCAATATCCGGATTTCGAAGACCAGGTATCTCGGAGAGGTCACTCCGTCGCGGGATAAGGCATTCAAACAGTTCCAAACGATGGCGTGGGGATACCGTGCCATGTTCGTGCTGCTGCACACCTACGACAAAAACGGATACCGCACGCTCCGGCAGATGATAAACCGCTATGCCCCGCCCATCGAGAATCACACCGAGAACTACATCACGAGCGTCAGCCGCTGGGCCGGCGTATTCGACAGCGTGCCGCTCGACACGCTCGATCCGGCTGTAATGATTCCCGTCGTGTCGGCCATGAGCCGGATGGAGAACGGTATCCCGGCGGTTGAAGCCGACGTGCGTGAGGGCTGGAGATTATTCACACAGCATAAACCGTAAGTGATATGGCCGGACGCCGCATTGCCGATCTTCTGATTAAAGTCGGGGCCGACTCCTACGAGTTTAAACAGGTCACGAAAGAGGTCGAGAGGGGCATAGATCAGTTGTCGCAGAAGCTGACGTCGATTGGAAAGACGATGTCGCTGGCTGTGACAGCTCCCTTAGTGGCCCTTGGCGTCACGGCTGTCAAGGCATTCGATACCGTTGAGAAGTCGGCGGCAAAAGTCAGGCAGGGGATAGAGTCCACGGGCGGTGCGGCCAAACTCACGCTGGAGGAATTGCAAGCCTTCGCCTCTGACCTTCAGAGCATCACGCTCTTCGACGATGACCAGATACTCAATGATGTCACGGCACAGCTGCTGACCTTTACCAATCTCGCAGGAAATAACTTCAAACGTACACAGGTTGCTGCCCTCGACCTCTCGACAGTACTCGACGGCGATCTTAAAAGTGCCTCCATTCAGTTGGGCAAGGCCCTGAACGACCCTGTAAAAAACCTGTCAGCACTCTCTCGCTCCGGCATCCAGTTCTCAAAATCACAAACCGAGGTCATTAAAAATCTCGCCGAAACCAACCGTCTGGCTGAGGCGCAGAGCCTGATTCTGACCGAGATTGAAAAGCAGTATGGCGGCCAGGCCGAGGCTGCCGCCAAAGCCGGACTGGGTGTGCTGACCCAGTTGAAGAACAACTGGGGCGACTTTCTCGAAATGATTGGCGAAATCCTCATGCCGGTTGTACAGCAGGTGGCGAAGGCTCTCGACAAGGTGGTCATGGCCCTTCAGAAAATGGATCCCCAGGTCAAAAAGACCATCGTCATTATCGCATCGCTTGCCGCCGCCGTTGGGCCGGTTTCTCTGATATTAGGACAGGTAATCAAGCTGCTGCCGATACTCAAGTCCGGATTCGCCCTGCTGGTTGCACCGATCAAGCTGGTCATAACGTCGGTTCAGGCTCTGACGGTCGCCATAGCCTCCAATCCCATCGGACTGCTGCTGACGCTTATATCAACAGGTGTCGGATTGTTTATGGCTTTCGCCGGCAGCACCAAAGAAGCAGCGGAAGCCAACGGAGAGCTGACCAATAAGGTTATCGAAGAGTCAAAACAGGTCAACACCCTGATCGGTAAACTGACATCGGCCAACACCTCCGAGAAGGAGCGCAAGGCTGCGCTCGACGGGCTGAAAACCATCCAGCCGTCAATCGTTGAAGGGCTCAATGCCGAGTCGCTGGAGCTGGAAACGCTGAAAAAGCGTGCCGCCGAGTATAACCAACAGTTGGTGCTGCGCATCGCGCTGGCCCGGAAGCAGGATCAGGTGGCCGCCGCCATCGAGCGTCAGACCGAAGCCGGCGTAAAGCAGGCCGAGAAGGAGGCAAAACTATATGCTTACCTCGCCGACATCGGGACCAAGCTGCAAAGCGGCGACTTCGAATTCGGACGGCATAACCCGAACAAGGGGTTCTTCGAATGGGCCAAAGCATCGGAGCAGGTGCAGCGCCACCTAATCAACCACTTTAACGACATAATGGCCAGCGGCGACACGATGGCTCAAAAAGCCAATCGTGTGTACCAGATGTTCAACCCCGGCGACCGCTTCCGGGATCAGATAAGGATGGATGACGTCAGCCCCTCGAAACTGAGCCGCATGAGCTACAGCATCCGGGGCCTTCAGGAAGATGTGGACGATGCGGCAACCCTTGTGGCCGAGGCCGAAGCAGACGTCCGTAACTTCGCCGAGGCTTTTTCTCTTTCGCTGACAGAGGCCGTTGAGGGTGCGGCCGGGGCCGTGGACGGTCTGGGCGGTACGGCTGAAACCACCTCCGCCCGGACGCAGAAAAACATTGAGGAACTGAACGAAGAGATCAAGGGACTGGAGGAGCAGAAGCAGAAGTCATTTGATCCGGCGGAGATCGCCGGCTTCAATCAGCAGATCGGCACACTCAAACGGGAGGTTGACCGACTGAATGCTCTCGGAACCGGCACGCAGCAGGTCACGGGTCGCATCGCCGAACTTAATGCCGAGATACGCCGGCTCGAAGAGGCCAAGCAAAAGGCGTACGACGTGCGGGAGATAGCGGAGTATAACGACAAGATTGCCGGATTGAAAAAAGAGGTCGAAAACCTTAATTCGGTGACGGTTGATTTTCTCGACCGCAAACCGCTGGAGCCGATCCTGCTGCCAGACATGAAGCTGATTGTTCCGGAGTTCAAGATCAAGATGCCCGACCTGAAGCCGTATGTCAGCAAGACCGCCGAACAGATGAAAGCGATCCGCGACATGGTCAAAGAGGAGCTGTTCGGCTGGGCGAAGAATATCAGCGGGGCTCTTATGCAGGACATGATGGAAACCGAGCAGATCGTCAAGACCTACACCGACGCTCTGGTGGCCAAAGGATGGGAATTCTCCGCCGCACTGGAGCATGTGGGCAGTAAGGTTACCGAAACAATACAAGGATTCGATCAGTCGCTTTCCAACTTCCTTGCGAACAGTATCGTCGCGGCTGCGGAGGCCATCGGCCAGATTGTGGCCGGTGACCTCGGATTCGGCGGTCTGATGAAAGCCATCCTGTTGCAGTTCGCTAACTTTCTCAAGCAGATCGGTACGCAGATGATCCAGTTCGGGATAATGATCATCGCCTTCAAAACGGCGTTAAAGTCCGTGCTGGCCAACCCGTGGGCGGCGATAGCCATCGGTGCGGCGATGGTGGCCGCCGCCGCTTTGATGACCGCGCTCATCAACAAAAAAGCAAAAGAGAACGCCCCAGCGTTGGCACAGGGCGGTCTGGCTTTCGGGCCAACTTACGCGATGGTGGGCGATAATCCCAACGCCCGCGTGGATCCGGAGGTTATCGCGCCGCTGTCGAAGCTCCAGGACATGATGGCTGCCGGCGGCACGGCAAACGTCAACATCTCACTCTCCGGCGAACTCACCGCCAAAGGCCGTGATCTCGTTTACGCACTCGGCAAAGAGAACTTCAAAACGGATATTTTGGGAGGCTAAAACAGCCCCATTACGATAGCTTTATCCTCATTGAGCTTTCTGATCAGTTTTTCTTTCTCTTCTTCTTGCAGATTTTGATCAGAACGGATGTCCTTGATACAAGCATCTGTTAAAGCAAGATGCGCTTCTTGCATTTTGCTACCCATGTTTTTTAAGGTGTTTTTGATTTCACTTTGCACAACAGGGATTTCTTTTGTCGATTCTTGCATCTTGTGGATGGTGTCCAACATTTTTCCGATGTAATCAAGTTCTTCCATGTCTCTATATTTTTGGGGGTACAATTGCATTTAATTCATCTATCAGAGGTTTAACCATTTCAGAAGATGCTTTATCTAAAGTAGAAAAAAGTAATAAAACAGAGTGCATTATTGAAGCCAAGGCCCTCTCCATCAATCCAATTTCTTTCTCAAAAGGGCTATTATATAACTCTCTTCCTGCTGAAGTGAAATGCTCGTACTGCGAATAATAACGGTAGAAATTATACATGTATGAAAATGTCCGTAATTCGGGTGCTGCCTCTTTGAGCCGTTGGTGAATTCCCAAAAAATCTATTTTATTTGTTCTGGTTTTATCCGAGCGAAAATCCACAGGTTTCTTAGTTTTCCATGCTTCACCAATATCAGACTGTAACCATTTACTAAAACCCTCATGCCTCTCATCCAGATGTCTCTGAGCATCTTCTCTATCCTCAAATAGAGTATTATACAACTCTATTTCTAAAGGTATCATGCTGCCGAGGTATTTCACAAAATCAAGATTTAGCACATCCAATTCTTCTGCAAAACCTTCTCGGTCGAATGAGGCAAGATATAGACCAGTAAGACAATCTGCAATGCAAGACCTCATTAAAATTGACAGGGGAATTTTCTTCTCAAAATTATCCCTATTAGGATCAAGTAGAGAAAGTTCGAAAAGCATATCCCGGCAGCCTCGTAGGTTTGCTTTTATTCTTTTCAGTAAATCAAGGAATACATATTGTTCTTTTGGAACTTTCTTTGCGCCATTGTAGGATTGTCCAACTGCCTCCATTACATCGCTGGTTACATCAATCCTCTCAATCCATTTTTCGAAAGTTTCCTTCATTTCTTTAATTTTAGTTGATTATTGTCTCTTTTAAGTTATTCTGAATATTGTAACAAACCATCCATCATTGTCTCAAAACGACATGATGGTGCAAGGCATTCGACGCCACAAGCTAAGTCTAAATTCATATTATCGGACAATAATATGAAATTATCTGCGGGAAGCCCTGAAGTATTTTCAAAATAACTTAAATAGTCTTTTATGCCACTTTTATATTTCTTTCTATGCACTAATTTAAGGGTGGGGAGCAAAAAAAAGATTCTATCAGCAGGCAACTCAAAATGTGATTGATATTTTTCTAATTGACCCTTCATTTTGTCTACCGTGACTTGTGGGTTTTTACCTTGAGACAAATCTTTCTCATATCTTTCCTTTGATAAAAATGTTTGTATCCATCCGCCCTTTGCTTTTACTTCAATTATAGCAATAGTTCGGTTATTTTTTTTTATTCGGATATCTGGTGTTTTTCCTGCTGACTGTCTTCGCAGGAGAACATCCCAATTTTTTTCATGAAGACAGAATGAATGATGTAAAATTCGCGCAATGAAGAACTCCAAATCCCCACTTATTGGGGAATGGTAAGCGCAGGAAAAATTACTATCCCCGTAGTTTTTTTCACTTTGTGCTGCCCGATAAATCTGATGAATAAATAAAAGTATGTCTTCTGAAATGGCATGCCCATTCTTATAGTTATCTGCTATCTGGATAGCTTTTTTTTCTATAAGCTCATAATAAATTTTTTTTGCATCCAGAAGTTCCATGCCCATGTTTTGATAATACTATATTTGATAGTTATGCAAGTGAATCAAGATAAAATCGGGACATTGTCTCCCCAAATATAGCAATCTCTTCCTTATTTTCAGCCGATAACGATGGGAAATTATGGCTGGAGTTAGAATAAAGGACTTGCAGGACGCCAAAAGCGTCATTGACAAGTTCGATGATATGCAGTTTGCGGTAGATTCGAGCAATCCGGATACCACTATGAAGCTGTCGGGCAAGGAACTGAAAGGAGTTATCGGTACGCCCAAACATACACACCCAATTGAGGAGGTGGACGGTCTGCCGGGGGTGCTGGAGAAGAAACTCGACACCACCGGTGGCACGATAACCGGCAACCTCCGAGTTGAGGGCGACACTCACGTCAAAAACTTGCGGGTGGACGAGTACCTGGAAGTCCCGGAACTGAAATACAACCGCATCACGGCTACCGGCAACGAGTTTTGGGTTACCGACGGCGGCACGGTGGACGATGTGGCCGAGGGCGATGACGGCATCTATCTGATAGCTCTCAAAAGTAAAGAGGGCGAGGCGACGATCAATTTTCAATTCAAAGATATTCTGCGCGGGATTTTCTATACGGAGAACGAGGAAGGTAACTCAGCCGGCTTCCGCACGGCTTATTATGAAGTGACCGGCGTGATCGACCAGACACGCTTCTATTGCATCTCTCTGAATGATATCCCGCCGCAGCGATTTATGACCCTTGCCAGACAGGGTAATAAGTCCGACGAGAACCGGCAGGGATCAGTCTATATGGACGGCCTTCAGAAGTTCATCCGCGTGAGCGATAAAGTGACCAGCGAGGATATCGGCGTGCGGAATATCAAGGTGCAGATAGGCAATCTCCAGCATATAAATCATCCGGTATTCGGACAATTGGAGGGATACGGTGCGCTGTTGGAGAATGCCTACATCTGCGGCAGACTCGTTCAGCGCGATCCGGAGTCTGGAGAGGATTGGGTGGTCGGGGCGGTATCCGTTACCGGCGAACAGGTGTTCCACTACGATGAAACCGACAAGGTGTCTCCGGATCAGATTATCATAGCTGCCAAAGAGCAGGGATTTACCTCTGCACCGGCAAATCGCCTGTGGCAATACAAAGACGGCACGGATTGGATTACGCTTGACACGCAACACGAACTGACCTACGTTCTCACGCCCAATGCTGAGATATGGGGCGACCGGTCGACTCTCACGCTGCGCTATATCGTAGCCGGCGTGTATTATGATATGATAACGATCACAAAGGTGCGTAACGGCGATGCGGCCTATATCGTGACCGTCGACTCCTCCAACGGCAACCAGTTCCTGAACGGAGAAATGGTAACCGTCCTCACGGCTACCGTATTCAAAGGCTCGACTGATATCACCGAGGATATACCATACAACGCTTTCAACTGGACACGGCTGTCGGATGATCCTGCCGGCGACACAGTTTGGAACGAACTGCATACCGCCATCGGGAACCAGATAACCGTTACCGGCTCAGACGTATATCGCCGCGCGGTATTCAACTGCGAGGTCAATATCTAACGCGATAGATATGTGGGTCGGATGAAGTGTTCTTTTCAAATAGATCGTGGAATCGCGGATGATTTAGTTCCTGATATACTTGGTCGTATGTAACAGAACCTCCATCATTGCGGGAATAACAACTATCGCCATTGACTTCATCAACAATATACTCTATGGGAAGGCCATAGTCATATCTATTTAAAACGAGTAAGATAGCCTTCCACAAAGACATGTTTTACAAAATTAGGTTTAACAAATCTACTAAAAATACTACTATGGCAGTAATTTCAAGAGGTCAGATTACCATTGTCGACCTGTCCGACGGCAAGTCGATCAACCTGTACTTGGGCAGTAACGTCGCCCTCACGCAGATTTACAACAAAGAGAACAGCACCTACACGCCCAACTGGAGCGCGACACCTTTTCTGGTTATCACGCCGGAGGTGTATGTTACCGGCGTATCCACAAACCAGATTTCCCGCCTCAAAGGGCCGCCGGCATGGAAGATCAACGGCTCGGCAACCCTGTCCACTTACGGGGCGACGGCATCGACGACGGCGCCATACGTGCTGACCATAAAGAACAATATGGCTTCCTATGCACAGATGCATGTCGAATGCGAGGTTGTTTACGTCGATCCGGACACTACCGCCGAAACGAAAGCAAAGACATCCATTTCCTATGCAAAAACCGAGAACGCCGGCCAGCTCATCTGCGCCATTGCCTATGCTCCCAACGGCACGGTGTTCAAGAACGGCGCGGCAACCTCACTGAAGGCCCATTGCGATATGTGGCGCGGATCCAGCATCGACAATACGCTGGTTGCATACAAGTGGTACAAACTTGGCAGCGGGGTATGGACGGAGATAACCTCCACCAACGCCGGCGGCATCACTGGCTACACCACCAACGAAATAACCATCCCGGCTTCGGCTGTGCTGAACTTCGAGTCGTTCAAGTGCGAGATCCGAGACAACGATCCTGCCAGCGGAACGTACAACACAACGGTAGCCGATATCATCTCTTTTGCCGATATGTCCGATCCTTATCAGGTGGAGATCACAACGCCGCAGGGAACAACGCTGACTTCCGGACTGACCTCGACCACGCTCACGGTACAGGTGTGGCAGAACGGGGCGCTGCTGCCGGACTCGTTCTTCACCGGGGCGACCTGCCGCTGGCGCAAGTTCAACAAAGTCGGCGTACTCGATACAGCGTGGGGATCTGCGGGCATCAAGACCGGACGATCAATTACAGTCATCCGTGCCGAAATCTCGGTGGCGGCAACATTCACGGTTGAAATAGACAAGTAACGATGGCAGTCATAGGCAGAGGGCAGATAACTGTCCACATCGCGGAACAGGGAACGCCGGGGCCACCCGGAACCTCCTCGCATCTGCATATCCGCTACTCGAGCAACTCCAACGGCATTCCGATGGTCACAACGCCGAATTCATATATCGGCATCGCGGTAACAACGTCGGCAACCGCGCCGACCAGCTATGCATCTTACGCGTGGTCGCAGTTGGCAGGACGCGCCGGCAGCGACGGTGTGCCGGGAACATCATCCTACATTCACATCCGCTATTCGGCCAATGCAAACGGTAACCCGATGACCACTGTGCCGTCTAAATATATCGGAGTGGCTGTTACCGGGTCGGCAACCGCGCCGACAGTTTATACCGCTTATACGTGGGCGCAACTCACCGGGGACAAGGGAGATAAAGGGGATAGGGGCGATCCCGGTTCGGCGGGAACTGCCGGGCCGGGCATTGTCTATCGCGGGACGTTCTCGTCCGGGACGGTCTACTACAATAATTCTCTGCGCCGGGATATAGTGAAGTACGGGACGACATACTATATCTATAAAGGCATGAATGCCGCTTCCGGCGCATGGTCGACTGCCAATTGGGAGAGTTTCGGGGCGGAGTTCACGTCAGTGGCCACCGGCCTTTTGCTGGCGCAGCTTGCCTATATTGAAAACCTCGGCGTCCGCAATCTTGTGACAGCGCCATCCGGCCAGCGCATCGAAATCACGGCAGCCCGGAATTCGATGGCATTCTACACTGCCGCCCAGACCACTCCTGTACTGGAGATCAAGACCACCAGCGACCCGATCTATATGGGACAAGGCGCTGGCTTCCAGATCAAGCAGTCTGGCATCAACCTATCCATATTTAAAGGCTATCTGCATCAGGGCAGCGAGGGTAGCGGGGTGTCGATTCCGGTGCTTCCCATCGGTCAGCCGGAAACCATCAGCCAGCTCGCCATATTGCAAGACTATACAAACTCGAACACCACCAAATATAAATCAGGGATCTATATCGACATCTCCGGCACGCAGGGCACAGCATCCACTTCCGACCGCATGAACGCAATATACCTTCAGTCCGGAGGCATGTTTATCGGCGGGGAGTACGCCGATCTCCGCTCTAATAACGTGTTTTCCGGTCTTGTGGCTGCCGGGACGGTCAGCCCGACGGGCGCATTACAGCGCAGTTGGGTATTGAGCTACATGGGCGGCTATCTGACCTGCTCCCGCACATTCGCAGGGCGTTACAGGATTACCTTCTCGAAAACATCCTATCTGTACAGCGCCCACGATTACAATGTGCTTATTATGGCCAACGGCCCGACTTCAGGAGGTACACACGGGGCATACGGTTGTACGATGGCCCGCACATCGTCTTATTTCGATGTATGGATGGCCGACGATGCAAGTCCCAACGACTGCGGGTTCACGTTCATCGTATTTCTGACCGGAAAGTTCTGGAGTTACTAAAAACTATCGATATGAAAATATATGCCAAATTAGCAGACGGGGTTTTGGTAACCACCTGCGCCAACGATGAGGACACAGATCTGATAGTGCAGATCATTGCCGATGGGTTCAAACTCTATGACGACAGCGCCGAAAAGCCGGATGTCATGGAGTTGCAAGCCGCCGTTCCCGTTTACAGGGAGACGACCGAGGGGATATCCCTGCGCTGGGAGATCGTTAACAACGCGCCGGAAATAGTTAGCGCGGAGATTGCCCGGCTGGAACAGCAACTTGCCGCTACCGACTACAAGGTCGTTAAGAGTTTCGAATATTCGCTGGCCGGCGAGAAGATTCCTTATGATATTGCCACAATCCACACCGAGCGTGAAGCCTTACGCTCGGAGATACGGAAGTTGGAGCAACGACTCGATGATTGCGATACATTGCAGAAAAATTGTTATCTTGAGAACATCTGATTAATTTTGTACAGTAATAATTGAATGAAAAAGGATTGTAACTATCCAGACTATGATTTTACCGTCTATGACATATAAAGAGATGTACGATCATCTTGCAGCAGATAAGCAGAAGGTAGACATCAAAAAGGATAATTTACTACCTAAAGCGATCAAGAGTTTTAGAAAAGCAAGCCGGTTCCCTGCATGGGAGCTATATGAGTATAAGATTCCCGCGACAAATAATCAGTACGTAATATATTTTTATGCCGAACACTCAACAAGGGCAGAAAATCCGGAAGTCGGCTCATTCTGCATCATGTATAACGGTAAACAAAGACTGGTCATTAAGTGGGGAGCCGGCGGGTATAAACACACCCCGGATAGTCCGATAATGGGCATCAGACGAATTGATGCCTATACGGGTCACTTTTGGGAACGATATAATGAACGCATATTAAAGGATGAATCATTAACGCCCGATCAGATAGCCGTAAGATACTTAACCAGAAACAATGTGGGCATGCCTATCGAACAAAACGAAGATATCAACCGGAACCATGAGCGTTATGGCGAAACCGGGAAATATGCTTACAGGGTTAGGGACGGAATCTGTTTTGCTCAATCAATGGTTGATGGTGTAATAAGCGAAGACGGGGACAGACATAAGGATAAAGTGGATGCTATACTTGTACTCTACACTACTTTTATGAACGAGTCCAAGATGGAGGATAGTCAGCGTGACGCGATATTTAAGGAGCATTGCGAGAAATGGATGCAATTTTATGAAGATTTTCAAAAAGAGGCCAAAGACGGGGTTATTACGCTTAGGCTCGAGCCGTAGGAGCGAAAGCTATTCAACTGCAATAAGATA